TACAGCGGCAGATCCAGTTGTTATTACAGCAACAGGACACGGCTTCAGCAACGGAGATAAAGTATCTATCCGTGGCGTAGTTGGAATGGTTGAGCTTAACACTGAAACTGCATATACAGTGGCAAACAAAGCAACTAACACATTTGAATTATCAGGTGTTGACGGTAGTGGCTTTACTGCATACGGTAGTGCTGGAGTGGCAACTAAAGCGGCGGCTGAAGCTGGCGGCATTGTTGTTGACGCACAGGCATCGTAATTGAATTAATGTTGTGGGGACTTGTTCCCCACAATAGTTCAAGGAAAACACAATGGCAAAAAATTTAGTAGTAGACGGAGATTACAGAATCAAGACAGGAGATGCAGGAACCATCTTCCTTGATACTGGTACTCAGATAGGTCAAGTTTATATGACCGGTAACCTTGTCGTTAAAGGTACTACAACTCAAGTTGATGCAACAGATTTAAATTTAAAAGATAACATCATTCAAGTTAACGCAGGAGAACAGGGTGCAGGTGTAACACTTGGTACTGCTGGTATCCAGGTTGACAGAGGTAGTTTAGTTGATACACAAATTGTTTTTGATGAAAGTGTAACATGGAATGATCCTGTTACCAACACAGTAAAAACAGGTGGATTTAAACTAAGAGATACCGATGGTGTTCATAACTGGACAGACTATAAATATGTCTATGCAGCTTTTGCTGACCACCCTATCGTAGGCACTAACGGAACAGTAGGATTAGCATTTTAGGAAGAATAAATGGGAGTTAAGTTAAAAAATAATGCATTTGGAACTTTAGCAGCTGGTATTAACAATTCTGTTACTACAGTTGCTCTTACTGCTGGGCAAGGAGCTAAGTTTCCTACTACCAGTTCTGATGATTATTTTTATGCAACTCTTATTGATAGCTCAAATAATCTTGAAGTAGTAAAAGTTACTACTCGTTCAACTGATTCTATGACAGTCACAAGAGCTCAAGATAATACTTCGGCTAGGGCTTTTATAGCAGGTGATAGATTTGAACTTAGACCAAATGCAAAAGTCTTTGAAGATATATTATCAGAATCAAGGGATTTAAATGGAGCTGAATTTATTCTAGATGCTGATGCAGATACCAGTATAACTGCTGATACAGACGACCAAATAGATATTAAAATAGCTAACTCAGATGATTTTCAATTTACCTCAAACAAGTTTACAGCACAAATAGGTTCGGGAATATTACTAGCAAAATCAACTGCTACTTCTGATGAAGCAAGTAGTGCTGGTAGTTTTACTGAAAATAATTACAACATATCTCATACTTTAACTTTAGACGGGACTTTAGCTGACGATGCTGTATTAGCTGACTTTACTGTAACATCTGATAAATGTCTTGTTACGTCTGTAGTTGTTGGTGTGTGTAGTCTTAAGTGTCATGTAGATATACATACAGTAGCAGCAGGTTCTTTTAAAGTTAGTGTAACAAATAAATCAGGCGGAACTTTAGCTAACGATTCAACTATGGTATTAAACTATGTCATCTTATAAAATTAAAAAAAGAACGCCTTTGTTAATGTATCCCAATGGAACATTTGCTAGAAGTAATGTAATGGTTGAAGGCTGTGTAGTAGTAGAAGAACCAGAGCCAATAGAAGTTGCTAATATAGAAGACCAAACAGATGCAATAAAAAAGGCAGAAAGTAAATGAAAGATATGAAAGACAATAACGAATTAACGCTTGAAGTTGAGCTTATTAAGAAAGATGTGCACGACATTAAGCATAATCATCTAACTCATATTGAAACTGATTTGAGAGATGTAAAACGGGAAGTCTTTAAATTTAAATATATAATCTGGACAATCATTGTTATTTTTGTTCTGACTACAGATAAATTTACAGACATATTAAAACTTTTATAGGAGAAATGTTATGCCAGGTGGAAAAGTAGGAATGCAAACAATGCCAGGAAGCAAAGTTATTAAATCATATATGTATGGTGGAATGGTTAAGAAGCCAAAGAAAAAATTTGGTCATGGAGGCATGGTTAAAAAAGGAAAATGTAAATAGACATGGTTCTTAAAAAATACCAAAGTAAAACTGGAGGGCTTAACGCAGCAGGTAGAGCTCACTTTAAACGTAAAGAGGGAGCCAACCTCAAACCTCCAGTAACTGGTAAAGCACCTAAAGGTTCTAAAGCGGCAGCAAGAAGAAAAAGTTTTTGTGCCAGAATGAGTGGTGTAAAAGGCCCAATGAAGGATAGTAAAGGAAGACCAACTAGAAAAGCCTTAGCTTTAAGGAAATGGAAATGCAGAAAGTCATAGCTAAACAATGTATATATGTAATGATAGTAATTATATTGGCTTATGGTATAGCTGATGCTATAGGAGATGTAACAAGCTCAGGCAGCACCACAAACACCCAGTCCAACAACGCTGGTAGTAACACAGCAATAACTGGTGGCTATGAGTCAGCAACTACTTACCAATCAGGTTCATCTAGCAATACAACTACTAATAATGAGACTAATAACTCTACAAATCAAAAGACTGCTGTAAACAGTGCTAATTCGCCTGGTATGAGCGTTTATGGTCAAGACAGCTGTGTTATACCACTAGCAGCAGGTGTTACAGTAATAGGCTTCTCAGGCTCTTTTGGAAGCTATTATACAGACCCAAATTGTGAAAGAAGAAAGTCTGTGTCTGTTCTAGCTAAACTAGGTATGAAAGTCGCAGCAATATCACTGATGTGCCAAGACGAAAATGTATGGAAAGCTATGATGGATGCTGGTACGCCATGCCCTATTGATGGATTGATAGGAGAGAAAGCTAAAGCTAGATGGATGGAGAAACGTAAACAAGAATTAACAGGAGCTACTCAAACTAAACCGAGTATGACTTGGAATGATTAGAGCAATACTACTATCTTTAATATTAACTAGCTGTGCTACACACTCAGTTACACTAGGTCCAATGACAATTTATGGGAGTAACGAGCAAGAAATATACTTGCCTGAAAGACAATGAGATATTTAATTCCTTTATTATTTCCTTTAATGGTTTTAGCAGACAGCCAAACAACTGGTAATTTAATTACTAATGGTGATTTTAATAATGGAACTACAGGTTGGACATTACAGGGAGATGCACAAAGAATAGGAGATTGTTGCCCAGGTGGACATGATCTTGAGTTTGGAGATAGTGGTAGCATAGAACAATCTTTTGACTTGTTATCTAACACCATTACACAACCTATGCTTAACAATGGCATTACACTGAACTCATCTGTTGAAGTACAGAATGGAGAATGTGGCGTGTCAGGTTGTTGGGGTGGGTCAGGCCCAGCTGATACCTTTACGATTAGGCTACAGATTAAAGATATAAATGACAACGTGTTGTCAGTAACAACACAGGAGAGAACTAATGTTACGGGGATTAATGGAAAAGATTTTACAGATAGCGTTTCGTTTACTGGGACAGGGTCTAATGGGGGAAATATATTTATTAGTGGTAGTGACGGCAATAGTCCTGCTAATCTTGGTGGTCCTAATGTGGATAATATTTCTGTAACAATGACCTATGATGATACTGTATTATCAGCAATACAAACATCTCATATAACAACCACATTCCAAGAAATAGAAGAAACATTAACTAATGAAATAGAAACTGTAGAGTTTATACCAATAGAAGAGTTTACCTTTGAGGTGTATGAAGAACCAGAATTAATTGTTCAAATGTTTGAAGAAATATTTGTTGAAGAGATTAAGAAAGAAGAAATAAATACAGGTATTATTAATATATTTTTTGAACCTGTAGAAACAATAGAATTAACAGAACTCCCACCTATTGAGAGTTTTGAAGAAATACCTATGGAGGTAGCATATGAAGAACCAACGACCATCGAAACATTCTCAGCAGAAATCCAAAGTTTTGAAGAAAACATTGAAACAAGAGAAAGTTTTAACAACACGCCAACAGGCGAAGTTATCCAAGAATTCTTTGCAGAAGAAATCAGTCAGCCCGAAGAAAGGTCGACCATCATCGAAGCCCCAAACTCTAGCGGAGTCGTTGAGCGAGAGCCTACACTTAAAGAAGTTCGAGGAGGAGCTGAAGAAAGAACAAGCGTTGAAGAAACAGCAGGAGCAGGAAATGAACCTGCACCAAGAGAAAATGAAGAAAGAGTTGCTTCAGAGCCTTCAGGAGAAAGCACAGTCGCAGAGTCTACACCTGAAACTGTGGAACAGACTGAAAACAATACTCCTGAACCTGAAGGAGAAACTACAGTTGCTGCTGAAGAAGTAGATGAAACTATCGGAGAAAGAGAAACAAGCGATAGTGAACAAGGAAATGAACGAACTGAAACAGTTGCTGAAAGAGAAGAAACCCTCGAAAGCAGAGATACAGAGGTGGAAGAAAGCAGGGATAGTAGAAACACTAGAGTTGATACTCAAGCTATTTCGATAGAATCTATAGAAAAGAAAGTCAATGAAACTCTTAAACGAGTAGACCAAAGACTTATTGCTACTTCCCTCATAGTAGCAAGGGCTATGGAAAGCCCACTTTCTATGGACAATTACGGGCAAACCAACAATAATATATTTAATAATCAATTAAATATTGACGGAGGTAGTTATGATGACCAAAGAGAATACATTGATTTGCGAGATATATATGCTGAGAATCAAAATGTTTACAACGACTCTATGGCACAACATCAAGCAAACATTCAACAAAGTGTTGATGAAGTTATAAGAGCAGAAGAACATCTGAGGAGGATTCGTGGATATTAAAGTAATAACAGGAGCTGTAGGTTTAGTTATAACTCTAGGTGGATTGTTTGTCTATCAAGGACAATTAATTCAACGAGTAGAGGTATTAGAAGCTAAACAATCAGTAGATATAAAACCTTTGACAGCAGACATCGCTATTAACAAAGCTGAGATTGCTGTACTAAAAGCAAAAATAGATGAAATGAAGTCAAGGTCTGACAACCCGTTGGGAGGTGGTTTATGATACCTATGGAACTTATATCAATGCTCGGCTCTACTGTACTAGGTGGTGTCATGTCTATCATGGCACAGAAAGGACAAGCAGAAGCTGAAAGAGAAAAGATGTTAATGCAAAGAGCAGAGTTTGCAGCTAAACAAACTGACAAAGCTCGTAATGTATCTGACCCTCACACCAAACATACTAGACGTTGGATAGCTTTAATGTGTGTATTTAGCATTATTGTAGTACCAATCGTTGCTCCAATTTTTGTAGATATACCAATATATATGGGTTACACAGAAACAGTTTCTGAAGGGTGGTGGATATTTGCTAGTGATTATGATGTAACTAAATGGCAACCTATGACAGGAATTGTTATTGGCCCATTACAATCACACACAATATTTTCAATCATTGGTCTATATTTTGGTGGTTCTTTAACTAGGAAGTAATATGGTAGCTAAGAAATATCAAAATAAAACTGGTGGATTAAACGAAGCTGGTAGAAAATATTTTAAAAGAACTACAGGAGCTAATCTTAAAAGACCTGTAACAGGTAAAGCACCTAAAGGGTCTAAAGCAGCAGCAAGAAGAAAGAGTTTTTGTGCAAGAATGGGTGGTGTTAAAGGCCCTATGAAAGATTCTAAGGGCAGACCAACAAG